CTCAGTGACTGCATTCGACGGCAAAGTCCACATAAGAGATTTCATCAATGAATCAAGAGAAAGAGGTGCAATCCATTCTTCTATTTCTTCACTGAACTTAAAAGTTCTTTTGAGGAAAGTCGCTTCTTCCGGAGTCACAAACGGAGACATTTCTCCTCCTTTGTCCGCCGGAGTAAACTTCATCGAGTACTTTTCTTTTGCGTAATCCCTGAAAGTGATATTATTGAACAGCTCTCTAACTTTTGGTTTGATTGCAGCCAAAATATCATCTCCATAGACAAGTGGAAGAACGTTCTCGAAAAAGTCAATGTCCCTGCCACATATGTCATAAAAGGCATACATAAGCAAAAGAATACCTCGAATTGAGTTATCCTCAGCCGTAGCATATTTGCCTGAGGGCTGTAAGCCTGGTAAACTCCAAATATCTTGATTCATATTGACCATTGGATATAATCCATCAGTCAATAGACCTCTCACAATGCACAAAGCATCTTCAGAGTATCCAAAATGCTCACATATCTTGTAGACACATGTCGCAGCTGCATGTCCGATATCAATGGGCATGCCCAAATCGTAACCAGACCAGTCTCCCTCCATCCATTCGGAAGAAAAATTCGCAAGAGGCAAGTAAAGCTTTGCTGCCTCAGAATGTGCATCTGTTCCCAAAGCAGCGAAAAAGCACGAACTTTCTTTAACCATCGTCGAATAAACTGGAGACAGAAACATTCTTGAAGCCACAAGAATGTCCAAAGGGGATGCGTAAAAAACACGTGTAGACCCTTCCACTATCTTGTGAACAGGTCGAGGTTCGTCCTTAAGTTGCGCTTTGTAAATTGGCATGAAGGTCTCATCTGACTCATAACTTGAGAAAACTCGAAGCAATGATTCTGATAACGTTTCATCAGGCATCCTTATCTTTCTCTCTTCCTCAGAGTAGACAGGTAAATATTTGTCTTTCTTGCCTGGGAAACCGCAACCTCCGGATTTGCTTGCATCAATTGCTCTGATGAAAGGATCATCAGCTAAACCATTAATAGCAGCCTCAACAGTCAGAGGACGAAGGTACTTAAGACCTTTTTCCTCCAACAGAGAGATCACGTGAGTTGTGTATTTCTCAACACAGAAGCTTAAAAGATCTTTATCAAGAATAGCAGCCTTTCGGTTTGTTTTCCTCATAGACGTGTTCCAGGGACTG